TGGGGGTCGGTAACGACCCTCTTTTTTTATGGAGATTAAAGTTTATACATCCCCTGGGTGCTTTTATTGTACACAGGTAAAAGAACTGTTCAAACGAGCAGAATTAGAGTACGAAGAATCTGTCATTAATGAAACAAACAAGGCAGAGTTTCGTGCAAAATACCCTCTGGCAGTTTCATTTCCATTTGTTTTAATTGATAACGAACCAGTTGGTGGTCTTGTTGAGACTGCTAGAATCCTAGTCAAGAGGGGTTTGGTTAGTGCCAAAAAATGATAAGGATTTGAACATAAATAAGGGCATAGAGCTCATGCTAAGGAGGGCTAAAGAAGACCAGATACCAGAACCCATGAGGGGTTTTGGTTTCAAGCAATCATTCTCCCTCCTCAAACGTAAAGTTGAATTCAACTTGGAACTGAGGTGGGGCAGACAATAACCACAACAGGAGTTGGAACATGGAAACGGCAACAATCCTATTTTTCTCGGCAACATTATCTTTTCTATTTCTATGTGTCGGGGTTGTAGCAGGGTGGACAGTCAAAGACTTTATGCATGACTATTTCTATACCAGAGAAGAGTTCCAGAACATGCATCCAGAGATGTATGATGACGAAGGACTTGTTATTAACGAAGAACTATTATCAGTGAGATTTATTGAGGACGATGACGATGAAGCTTTTGATGCATGAGGTGCTCCAGAAAGTATCCAACGCCAAGACTAAAAAAGAAAAGATTGAATTGCTACAGGAGTACAACTCACAAGCATTGAGATCTGTTTTGATTGTAAACTTTGACGAATCTGTTGTTAGTTTGCTCCCACCAGGAACCCCTCCTTACAACTCTAACGAGGTCCCAGAGGGCACAGAACACACGCGACTGGAGCAGCAGGTCAGACTGCTCCACCACTTCTTTAAGGGTGGTTCTAGCGTCAAGCAGGCAAAGCGTGAGATGATGTTTATTCAGATGCTTGAAGGTCTTCATTCTGGTGAGGCAGAGGTTCTCTGCCTTGCTAAAGACAAACAGATTGGTAAACGCTGGAAGATTACAAAGGCATGTGTGGAAGAAGCATTCCCACAAATTAAGTGGGGAGGACGTTCCTGATGGGGAAGGGAGTAAATATCATTCATACAAACTGTGATCCAGAACTAGCACAAGATAGAACTTTACCCCATACCGCTTATCTGATAGAATTTGATGATGGTGCTGGCATTGTTTATGACATCGCCGTTGCATCTAAACGTGTAGACATTTTTGATTACTATTGGGACAAGTATCGCAATGTAATCAGCATGAAGCAGACAGAGGGCAGGTGCAATCCTAAATTATGGCAAGATCCAAGAAAAAAGAAGAAGTAAATCTTTCTGATTCCTTTTTACCAAAGACTAAACCCTGCAGGAAATGTGGTATTGTAAAACCAATTGACTGCTTTAGTCGTCGTGGTGAAGGTAAGATAAAGAAACGCATCAATATTGATTGTAAAGATTGCATCCGTAAAGAAGCGAAAGTAATCCGAGATCTTAAAAAACTCTATCCCAAACCACCAGACGGTACTCCTTGTGATTGTTGCGGTAAAGTTCCCAGTGGACCTTACCGCAAGTCATTGCAATTAGATCATTGTCATATCACGGGGGAGTTCCGTGGATATATTTGTGATGATTGTAATGTCAGTATTTCTAGGGCAGGTGATACTCTTGCTGGTGTCCGAGCACTGGAGCGGTACATGGTCAGACATTACGAACCATAAACTGTATCAACCGATACAGTTGTTATAGCATACATAGTATGGTATAATAACCATACGTTCATCCCGCTCTCGGGCGGGACGCAAGTAAGTCGCGGAACGGAGCGTTCATCCTATGCTTTCATTAGCACTGATCTTTTTTAGTCATGTCCCAGTGGAGAAATATCTTCGCTGTGATGACTATGAATGGTTAAAGCAGGGACTACAAGAGACAACTCTTTTCACTCCCTTTGAGAAGGCTGATATTCTCATCCATTGGATGGAACATACAGACCCTCAATGCTTTGAAGCAAAGGACGCAAACGACTGAAGGAACGGGAGTTAACTCACCCATCCTTTAGGAGACCTACAATGAACACCCTTAATCTCATCCGTACTCAGATCAAGAAGCAAGCAGCTCTTCATGATGCTCAAATTATGATGACCACCTATCGTGGCGTCAAGTATGAGTGTCAGCAAGGCAGCGAAGAAGTACATGGTACTTTCTGCTATCGCGGTCACACTTATAACAAGTGATATGGAAAACTATGTCTATCATCATGATGACATGGATAAAGATAGCAGACCACCCAGTTGTTATCAACTCAAATATAGAGGAGTAACATACTGGTCCTGCTATAATATGCACTTGCATGAATACTTTGAGCGTTTGTTTAAAGTTGAAGCAAGTAACGGGAGGGGTTGATACAACCCCTCTTTTTTTATGAGTACAAATGCGGATTTACAATCTCTTTGGGATCATGTATAGTAATAACATGTTCGGGAGACACCAATGTAAGAAACCTCTTCTTTGTTATGTGTAAATTTTAGTTGGAGGTATTATTATGCATAATCTGATCTCATATAATCAATTGGACGAGTGGAGACACTTTGAAGAGACAGTTGACAATTTAGAAACCGAACTTGACTTGATCAACGATTACTATGAGTGTCTGATTGAATGCACCGACGATCAACCTACATGCAAGAGAGTTTGCAGGAGGATATTATCTGATGGTTATTGGTAAGTAACACTTGGGGGTTGATAACCCCCTTTTTTTATGCTATAATATGCACACATGTTAGAATAAATACATGGATAAAGAGAGACTAAAACTCATCGTAAAGAACCTCAAGTCTCTGACTAATGCACTTGAGAGCGAGGTTTATTCCGATGTTGAAGCTTACAAAAGCGAGATAGGAAACCCTAAACTCGGGTTCTATCAAGGTCGTGATGATGACGACGGGTATGCGGATTAAACATGGAGGAAATCCCTTAATGAGATACAAGGATACAATTAAAGCAGCAAAGAAAGCAATCAAGCTTGCGGAACAGAACCCGATGCTGTATAGTAATGAAGAGATCTTGTACATGAAGAGAGCACTCTTCACTGCCAAGAGAGATCTCGCTGCAAAACGTGAACGACTGAGTAAAGGATTTAAGAATGAAGCAACAACATGGGTTGGTCAATCTAGTGTCAGTGACTCCCGAAGCGGAGAAGATGATGGGGTACGTAGCGAGGGTCAGCAACCCGAACAATCAGGACAATCCTAAGGTTGCTGGTCTCCTGTCCTACTGCATCAAGCATGGGCACTGGAGTGTCTTTGAGCAAGCACACATGACCCTTGAGATCAATACCACCAGAGGTATCGCAGCTCAAATTTTGCGTCATAGATCCTTCACATATCAAGAGTTTTCCCAGCGATATGCTGATAGTTCTATGCTGGCAGATGAGATCCCTTTGTTTGATCTTCGCCGTCAGGATACAAAAAATCGTCAGAATAGTATTGATGACATTGATGCCTTCACTAAGCAAGAGCTAGAGATTGTTATTCAACGTCACTTTGAATCTGCTATGAATATCTACAAGAATATGCTTAACCTTGGTATCGCTAAAGAGTGTGCTCGTTTTGTTCTTCCTCTGGCAACTCCCACCCGTATCTACATGACGGGATCTGTTCGGTCGTGGATCCACTATATAGATCTACGGAGTGCCCATGGCACCCAAAAAGAACACATGGATATTGCTAACGCTTGTAAGCAAATCTTTGTGGAACAATTTCCTGTTTGTGCTGAAGCTTTGGAGTGGAATTGATGCCTACTTATCCTGTTAAAAATTTAAAGACTGGAGAAACAAAAGAACTCTACATGTCCATGGCAGAGTACGTCCAGTGGAAAGAAGAGAATCCCGATTGGGACAAAGATTGGTCACAAGGTTGTGCTAGTGCTGGCGAAGTCGGTGACTGGCGTGATAAAATGTCCAAGACACATCCTGGTTGGAAGGATGTGATGTCCAAGGTAAAACAAGTTCCTGGTTACGGGAACTCAACACGACACAAAGATAGTTATCAGTGGTAAATTATGGCAAGAGGTAGAGGAAACAAAGCACCTGGACAAGGTATGTCACGGAAGCAATTGAAGCGTAAGAAACCAATCAATGAGTCTTACCTTCTTGATATTACACCACTCACTGAGAATCAAGAAATTTTCTTTGATCAGTGGGAGCAAGGAAAGAACCTCTTTGCTTATGGTGCTGCGGGTACGGGTAAAACATTTATTGCATTGTACTTAGCACTGCAAGATATCTTGAATGAGGATTCTCCTTACGAGAAACTCTACATTGTCCGTTCACTTGTTGCTACCAGAGAAATTGGTTTCCTTCCTGGCACTCACGAAGATAAAGCATCTCTTTACCAGATTCCTTATAAGAATATGGTGAAGCACATGTTTGAGATGCCAGATGACAATAGTTTTGAGATGCTGTATGAAAATCTCAAGCATCAGGAGACTATCTCTTTCTGGTCTACATCTTTCCTTCGTGGTACTACTCTTGACAATGCAATCATCATTGTTGACGAGTGTCAGAACCTAAACTTCCACGAACTTGATTCAATCATGACTCGTATTGGACAAGACTCTAAGATTGTTTTCTGTGGTGATGTTAATCAGTCTGACCTACAGAAAACAAATGAACGCAATGGAATCCTAGACTTCCAACGCATCCTAGAGAACATGGAAGAGTTTACATTGGTTGAGTACGGTGTGAATGATATTGTTCGCTCTGGACTTGTTAAGTCTTATCTGATTAGTAAAATGACGCTTGGTTTGTAATGCAATTGTTTAATCATGTTGGTGATCTGACTCCAGTTGAGATGACCGCAGAAATGGTGGATGGAAAACGTGTCTATCTAACACCATCTGGCAATCAATATCCGTCAATCACCACTGTGATTAGCAATAATTCTAAGAAGCAAGCAGGTCTTGCTAAGTGGAGAGCACGTGTCGGTAAAGAAAAAGCAGCGAATATCTCTGCACGTTCCGCAGGTCGTGGTACAAAATACCACAGCATCACGGAAGATTATCTAAACAATCGCCTACAACTAAAGGAGTACAAGCAGCATCCTCTTCCCGTACTTATGTTTCATCATTCTAGGGATGTCCTAGACCGCATAAATAATATTTACCTACAAGAGGCAGCACTTTATTCCGACCATCTAGAAGTTGCTGGTCGCGTTGATTGCATCGCTGAATTTGATGGAGTATTATCTATCATTGACTTCAAGACTGCTGCTGAACCAAAGAAAGATAGTTACTTGTACGATTACTTTGTTCAGGAAACAGCATACGCTTGTTGTCTTCAAGAGATCTATGGATTGAGTGTTAAGCAACTAGTTACTATCGTTGCCTGTGAAAACGGAGAGACACAGGTGAAGGTTGTTCCGCCTAAGAAGGAATATCTTTTGCAATTAATCCAGTACATAGACGAATACAAGACACGATATGGAAAAAAAGAACTTATTGGAAGATAAATTTATGACAAGTGCGAAGTTCTCTCAAGAAGTTGAAAAAATAGCTCTCACTAATCAAGATATGAATTACATTGATGCGGTGCTGCATCTCTGTGAACTAAATGAGATTGAGGTGGAATCCGTACCCAAGTTAATCTCAAAACCATTGAAAGAGAAGCTTAAATATGAAGCACAGAAGTTAAACTTTATCAAGAAAACGTCCAGAGCAAAGTTGATGTTGGTGTAATGAGTAGTTTTTTCCAGTCTGAATTAGTACGCGGTGAGATCCAAGAGATGACCGTGTTACAAGAGTTTTGTTTTCGTTGTGCCATGAACCTTACTCTCTTAGATAAAGAGAGAAAGTTGGAATACTTTGAGGCACTGGAAAAGTTAATTGAAAAACAAAAGATCTTTCATGCTCGCATCTGTTTGAGTGATGATCCAGAAGCAAAATCTGTTGCTGAAAGCATCAAGCAAGCAGTTGTCTTGTTGGGTGGGAATAATAACCTTAGTCCCAACGATATGTTTGATGAACTCCTGGGCAAGGTCCGTGAGTTTCAGGACATCCTTAAAAGTGGCACAGGGGATTGACGCCCGACCCTGTGCCCTTGTATAATGACTGAGTGATAGGGCATCACAGACCAAATCCAAACCTAATCCGAGAAAATCCTATGTCTTTCGCAGATCTGAAGCGTAAATCCCAGAACAACTTTGACTTCCTCCAGAAGGAACTTGAAAAGTCATCCAGCGGCAAGAACGTTGATGACCGTTTCTGGAAACCAGAGGTTGACGCTTCTGGCAACGGGTATGCTGTTATCCGTTTCCTCCCCGCCCCTGAAGGTGAGACTATCCCCTGGGCAAAAGTGTACTCCCATGCCTTTCAAGGTCCTGGTGGTTGGTACATTGAGAACTCTCTGACCACTCTCAACGAGAAGGATCCCGTTGGTGAAGTCAACCGCCGTCTCTGGAACAGCGGTAGTGATGAAGACAAAGAGACTGCTCGTAAGCAGAAGCGTAAGCTCCAGTATTACAGC